GAAGCATTGATGAATTCGTAAGACTCATTAGAAGTCGCTACAGATCCAACAGAACCATAGTCTTCTGGAGAACCTCCAGGAAGTATTGATCCAAGATTGTAGGAATCAGTATTCTTCTCTTCAAGAATTCCAGTCTCAACAATTGATCCAGAACCAACATAAACTCCATTTTTAAATACTGCGGAAGCTGATCCAGAGATTTCAAATAATCCAAATGGAGTGATAACTGGATATAAGAATCCATAGGAATCAACTTCTGTTACAGAATCTATTATGGATCCATAATCCTCTGTTTCATCAACAGAGTTAGAAACCAATCCATAAGAAGTGGAGAACTCAATTGAAGTATCAATAGAATCAGAATCAATACCATAGAACTTAGTGATTGCTTCTCCTTTGACACCAGAAGCTGATATCGATCCTGAACCTTCATGAATAAACTTAATCCTTAATTCATCAAACGATGCACCAGAAATTCTAAAGGTTCCGTAAGGAGTAATGGTTTCACCAGCAGGATAGAAAATATAATCATAATTCTCTACCTGATCTACAGGAGCATTGACGAGTCCATAGGATTCACTTGTGTCTGCAGAGGTTCCAACAGAACCATAATCCTCTGGTGATCCACCAAGAAGGATAGAATCAATAGTATAGCGATCAGTATTCTTCTCTTCAAGAATTCCTTCATTCGTAATAAATCCAGAACCAATAAATGTTGCGGGTTTGAATCTTTCTCTAGCAGATCCAGAAACATTAAAGAGTCCAAATGGAGTGATAACTGGATATAAGAATCCATAGGAATCAACTTCTGTTACAGAATCTATTATGGATCCATAATCTTCCGTCTCATCAACAGAGTTAGAAACCAATCCATAAGAAGTGGAGAACTCAATTGAGGTATCAATGAGAACAGAATCAACACTATACGAATCAGTTATTGCTTCTCCTTTGACTCCAGAAGCAGATATGGATCCTGAACCTTCAAAAACAAATTGAATTTTGAGTTCATCAAACGATGCACCAGAAATTCTAAAGGTTCCATAAGGAGTAATGGTTTCACCAGCAGGATAGAAGATATAATGATAATCCTCTGCTTGATCTACAGGAGCAGTGATTAATCCGTAAGATTCTGATGGTTCATCAGTAGCAGCATTAACTGTTCCATAATTTTCCGATGCAGATCCAGGAAGAATAGAGTCAATACTATAACGATCAGTATTCTTCTCTTCAAGAACACCATTATTAGTAATTGATCCAGAACCAATATAAACGGCAGGTTTAAAGGACTCTGCTGCGGTTCCCGTAATATTGAAGACACCAAAAGAAGTTAAAAGTGTCTGCAGGAATCCATATGAATCAACTTCTGTTACAGAATTTATTATGGATCCATAATCTTCAGTCTCATCAACAGAGTTAGAAACTAATCCATAATTAATTGATGACTCAACTAAGTTATCAATTGCCGAGGAATCAATATTATACGAATCAGTGATTGCTTCTCCCTTAACACCAGAGGCAGAAATAGAACCAGAACCCTCATGAATAAACTTAATCCTTAACTCATCAAAAGATGCACCAGAAATTCTAAAGGTTCCATAAGGAGTAATGGTTTCGCCAGCAGGATAGAAGATGTAGTGATAATCTTCAGTCTGATCTACAGGAGCATTGACGAGTCCATAGGATTCACTTGTGTCTGCAGAGGTTCCAACAGAACCATAATCCTCTGGAGAACCGCCAAGAAGAACGGAATCAATAGTGTAGCGATCAGTGTTCTTCTCTTCAAGAACACCAGTCTCAAGTATTGATCCAGATCCAATAAATGTTGCGGGTTTGAATCTCTCTTTGGCAGCTCCAGAAATATTAAAGAGTCCAAATGAAGTAATGACTGGATATAGGAACCCATAGGAATCAACTTCTGTTGAGGAATCTATTATGGATCCATAGTCTTCTGTTTCGGTTGCTACTGATGTGACAGATCCAAAATCAATTGAAGACTCAAGAGAAGTATCAATTTCTGTAGAGTCAACACCATAGAACTTAGTAATTGCCTCTCCTTTGACACCAGAAGCCGATATGGATCCGGAACCTTCAAAAACAAATTGAATTTTGAGTTCATCAAAAGATGCACCAGAAATTCTAAAGGTTCCGTAAGGATAAATTGTTTCTCCAGCAGGATAGAAGATATAATGGTAATCTTCTGATTGATCTATAGGAGCAGTGATTAATCCATAGGATTCATTTGAAGTTGCTGCCGTTCCAACAGAACCATAGTCTTCTGGAGATCCACCAAGAAGGATAGAATCAATAGTATAACGATCAGTATTCTTCTCTTCAAGAACACCAGTCTCAAGGATTGATCCAGAACCAACATAAGAACCAAGTTTAAATACTTCTCTAGCAGCTCCAGAAATTTCAAACAATCCAAATGAAGTAATGACTGGATATAGGAACCCATATGAATCAACTTCATTGGCAGATGTAGTAATTAATTCATAATCTTCCGTTTCATCAACAGAGTTAGAAACTAATCCATAATTAATTGATGACTCAACTAAGTTATCAATTGCCGAGGAATCAATATTATACGAATCAGTGATTGCCTCTCCTTTGACACCAGAAGCCGATATGGATCCGGAACCTTCAAAAACAAATTGAATTTTGAGTTCATCAAACGATGCACCAGAAATTCTAAAGGTTCCGTAAGGAGTAATGGTTTCCCCAGCAGGATAGAAGATATAATCATAATTCTCTATCTGATCTACAGGAGCATTGACTAATCCATAGGATTCATTTGAAGTTGCTGCCGTTCCAACAGAACCATAGTCTTCTGGAGATCCACCGAGAAGGATAGAATCAATAGTATAACGATCAGTATTCTTCTCTTCAAGAATACCATCATTGGTAATTGATCCAGAACCAATATAAACGGCAGGTTTAAAGGATTCTCTAGCAGATCCAGAGATATTAAAGAGTCCAAATGAAGTAATGACTGGATATAGGAACCCATATGAATCAACTTCTGTTACAGAATCTATTATGGATCCATAATCTTCCGTTTCATCAACAGAGTTACTAACTAATCCAAAATCAATTGAAGACTCAAGAGAAGTATCAATTTCTGTAGAGTCAACACCATAGAACTTAGTGATTGCTTCTCCCTTAACTCCAGAAGCAGATATGGATCCGGAACCTTCAAAAACAAATTGAATTTTGAGTTCATCAAACGATGCACCAGAAATTCTAAAAGTTCCGTAAGGAGTTATTGTTTCCCCAGCAGGGTAGAAGACGTAATGATAATCTTCAGTCTGATCTATAGGAGCATTGACTAATCCAAAGGCTTCGCTAGAGGTTGCCGATGTATTGACGGTTCCATAATCCTCTGGAGAAGCACCAGGAAGTATCGAATCAATGCTATAGCGATCAGTATTCTTCTCTTCAAGAACTCCAGTTTCAATTACTGATCCAGAACCAATATAAACGGCAGGATTAAAGGATTCTCTAGCAGTTCCCGTAATATTGAAGACACCAAAAGAAGTTAAAAGTGTCTGCAGGAATCCATAAGAATCAACTTCATTAAGTGTTGCAGTAATTAATCCATAGTCTTCTGATTCATCTACAGAATTGCTAATTAAACCATAATTGACTGATGACTCAATTGAGGTATCAATTGCCGATGAATCAATGCCATAGAACTTGGTGATTGCTTCTCCTTTGACTCCAGAAGCAGATATCGATCCGGAACCTTCGTGAATGAATTGTGTTCTAATCTCATCAAACGATGCTCCAGAAATTCTAAAAGTTCCGTAAGGAGTTATTGTTTCCCCAGCAGGGTAGAAGACGTAATGATAATCTTCAGTCTGATCTATAGGAGCATTGACTAATCCATAGACTTCGCTAGAAGTTGATGCAGATCCAACAGAACCATAGTCTTCTGGAGAACCACCAAGAAGTATAGAATCAATAGTATAACGATCTGTATTCTTCTCTTGAATGAATCCTGATTCAATGACTGATCCAGAACCAAGGAAAGTTTGTTTAAAAATAATGTTGCTTGCAGATCCAGAAATATTAAAGAGTCCAAATGGAGTAATGACTGGATAGAGGAATCCATAAGAGTCAACTTCATCAACAGATGCAGTGATTAATCCATAGTCTTCGGTTTCAGTTGCTGCAGATGCAACGGATCCAAAATCAATTAAAGACTCAAGAGAAGTATCAATAGCAACAGAACCAACACCGTAGAAATCAGTGATTGCTTCTCCCTTAACGCCGGAAGCAGAGATAGAACCAGATCCAACTGCAGTTTGAGGGGTAAAACTTTCTCTAAGTCCTCCGCCAATTGTGAGGGATCCATATGGTGTTACTGTCTCATCAAATCTATAAATTACTTCTCCGTAATTTAATATTTCATCGTATGAAATCCAGAGTAATCCATAATCAATATTTTCAGTTGGACTTGAAGAAATTAATTCATAATCATCTGGGGACTGTGGATATAAAATTGATAGAGAACCATATGCTGTTGTTTTGCTGGTGGTTCCAAAAGAGTAAATTGGTGTTGAAATTAATTCATAAGACTCACTCTCAGTAACAGATTGAGAGATTAGTCCATAGTTTTCAATTGAGAACGGATCTCTTAATCCATATCTTAAAGATCCGTAGTCCTCAGACTCGTCTACATTTCTTGTTGTATAATTTAAAGTAGAAGGTGGATTCGAATCTAAATTAATCTCACCAAAATCTACGATATTAGTTAAATATAACTCTCCGTAATTTTCTTTTGCATAAATTATTTCTATTCCTAATATTGGATCATACAAAAATCCATAGTCTAGATAAAAAACTACTCTAGAACTAATAAGTCCATAAGAATCGGTTGTTGGAGTTTCTGGAGATAAGTTTGTAATTAAACCAAAATTATCATATGTATCGTCTGATGATGTAATTAATCCCAGATTCTCGTTTGATGCTAATCCGTATCCAGCTAAAATATGTCCGTTGTCTTCTTGACTGTAATAGTCGGGGTATATAAATTTATTACTCATCGTACAGTACCCCCTGTCAAGTATGGAGATATCGTTCTCTCACTGCCATTTTTAATTTCAAATGCTGTACCAAAACCAATCCATGTCAAAACAATGCCAAAGAAGACAATTGTGATGTCATTCAAATCAAAGTGAGGAATAAAGTGGTTAACTATAAAATTGTTTTCGGACTTTCCTTTGATAGATCCACAAGATCCACTTGAGGTGTAAGAAAAAGAATTGATAATAAAGATATCTCCAAGATTTTCTAGACAATAAAAAATACTCCAAACTCCCCCACAGTCATTTTTTTCTGTAGGGGAATCTAGAATAGTTCCATAATTGTCAGAAACCTCTGCCATTTTTGCTCCTTTATTGACTAAAAAGGGGAATGCTTTTTATTAAGCACTCCCCAAAAATCAAATAATGATGGTTTTTATATCACTCAAGAGTTACGTTCAACGTTACCTTAATTTCGTCACCTGGGTTTTGAATGTTGTAAGGTCCGTTTGTAAATCTTTCAGCGTAGAAGATGCTGTTAAACAGAGTTGCACTTCCAATTCCTTGGAAAGCAGGAGTTGTATAGAACTCAGTTGCTCCAGGAACACTGAATACCGTATAGGTTTGAGCGACTGAAGTAGCACCTTGTCCAACAGGAGATGCAGTATTGCCAGCATTAGGAGCAATGTAAAGAACATCGCCAGCGTTCAATCTGTGTGCGGAAGCTCCAGTACCAATCTTAGAATAAAGGAATCTAACAGTTGATCCAGTAGCAACCTGAATGTTAGCAAGAAGAGGTGAGTCAATATAGACTCTATTAGTTGATCTATCTACACCAACAACTCTTGCAGTAGATGCAATACCTACAGTTTGTCCTCCAAGAGCAAGGTGAGTTACACCCATTCCAGTTGTAATGTCATCAACATTAATTGTTGAATCAACAGTAAAGTAATCGTTTCCGACAACTCCGATTGTAGGATTCGAATCATTGCCTTTGTTGACTGCAGTTCCAATTGCAACAGTTGCTGCATCAACAACACCAAGAAGTCCTACAGGAAGATTTTGAGCTCTTGCTAGATAGTAACCGTAAATATTACCAGCGTTAGTGCTAGAACCAGTGCTACCAGTGAAAGTAAATGTTTGCTCTGGATATGTTGCGGTAACAGTTGTACCTGCAGTTCCAGACTTAACAATTCTCCAGCGAGATCCGTTTAGAAGAATACCATATGCATTTGTAAAATTCTGAGTGGATTCTGTTCTTGAGTTTCCAACCAATGGATATCCAGTTACGGATGCTGTTCCATATCCACAAGATAAAGATGCACTTGCTCCACCGCCATATGGCTCATAATATGCAAATCTACTTGGAACATCATCATCTGCTGGGTTCGTATTTGAAGAATATAGTTTTAAAATTAAGTTTCTTGGATTGGTAGCGGCAAGATCAAGCACATGATTATTTGCGCCAATAAGATATCTAAGGGATTCTTCTTCACCAATCGCTGGTACTAATAGTGCCATCTAAACGTCTCCGTGTTCTCTTGGTAACTAGATTTATTTATCAGAGTTTTAATTTTAAAGAAATTAGAAATCTTTTTATATTTATTGAATAATCAACATCAAATCTTAGAACATCACCTGCTCGAAGAGCAGTATCCCATCCAGTTAAACTATCACTAAATGCTTTATTTCCAGAACTAATTTGAGGTCTGCTGGCAGTTACACCCGCTCCACATATAGTTGTAAATGTCGGATAGGAAGTAAAATCTGATTTAAGAATGTTTACACGTAAACTCCCAGTCTCTTCAGAAAATATTTTCCAAGAATCAATAATTCCACTTACATCAATAGTAAGATATCCTTTTGTCCCAGATTCCATATTGAGACTACCACTATCAACAATGAAATTGATAGTTCTTGTTAAATCTGCAGTGGTAACAAGTGCAATGATAAAAATATCATCTGCTGCCTGTGGAGCAACAGTAAAGATTACACTTGTTCCAGAAACTACATAATCTTCTGTTGGTTCAAGAAAAAGATTATTTTTTCCTACTAAAATTTGCTGATCATTTAAAGGAGCGTATGTATTTGCGCCATCATACAATGTAAATGTTTTACCAATTCCATTATATCCTGGAGAGGTTGACAGTAAAATATTTGTATACTGAACTGCCTTTGCAGGAATCTGATAGTTAACACCTAAATCATACTTAGTAGGAGCCCCTAAAGTAACACTTTTTCTATTCTGAGATACTGTTACATTATATCCAGTCATAGAGTAACTCCAGGACTTACAAGAACATTACCTTGTATTACTCTGGTTCTCACATTTGTTGGGGAAGTTAAAGTAATATCATATACGTATCGTCCCTCATAAAGTTGAGAGGTAACAGAACTTGCCATTCCAAGAGTTATTTCTCCAGCAATTCTGTCAGGAAAACTAACGGTAAATGGATATGAAGTAGTAGATGTATAGTTCTTTCTCATGAAACATGATGAGGCATATCCAGTAAGATTCAATGGAGTGCCATCATCATTTCTGATGGTAAAATCTACTTCATAATCCGTTCCCTGTTCAAGGGATAAATTAATATTAATCGCAGGCATTGTGCGTTTATACTATTTCCTACAGATTATTTATCGAAAACCTTTTGATTGCTTTTTATCTAAGACTTCAACAATTCCTAAAGTTTCAAGAGGAGCTTGCATCCACTCCATTTGTACATCTATATAATAGTCAAAAATTTTATATGTGCCATCTGCATAATTAAACTTATATTGATGCCTATCGTATGGGGCGTCTGATGTTTGAGTGAATGTTTTGATCGTCATCTTTATTTTTCTTTTGAGGTTTATAATATAGTTGGAACCAAGTATCGCGGATTATTTCTGCTAACTTATAAGGAGTTTCTGTCGTTATCATAAGTATTGAGTGATGGACATTATAAAGAGAAATATTCCGAAGAGTTGGAAAAGGATGAGAATGAGTAACATAAAAAAGGAGTTCTTGTGGAACTCCTTTATTTATTTTTTAGTTTTGCATCAACCGATGGTTGGAGCAGTCAAAGCAACAGGAGTCACATCAGCAGAAGCAAGATCCAGAGGGAAATTGTGAGCATTACGTTCATGCATCACTTCCATCCCGAGTCCTGCACGATTAAGGATGTCAGCCCAAGTAGGAATGACACGGTTCTGGCTATCAATCAGTGACTGGTTGAAGTTAAAACCATTCAGGTTGAATGCCATGGTACTAACACCAAGAGCAGCAAACCAAATACCAATGACAGGCCAAGCAGCAAGGAAGAAGTGCAGTGAACGTGAGTTATTGAAGGAAGCATATTGGAAAATAAGGCGTCCGAAATAACCATGAGCAGCAACGATGTTATAGGTCTCTTCTTCTTGACCGAACTTGTATCCATAGTTCTGTGACTCGTTCTCAGTGGTTTCACGAACCAGCGAAGAAGTAACCAGAGAACCGTGCATTGCACTGAACAGAGAACCACCAAACACACCAGCAACTCCAAGCATATGGAAGGGGTGCATCAGAATGTTATGTTCTGCCTGGAACACAAACATATAGTTAAATGTACCAGAGATACCCAGAGGCATCGCATCAGAGAAAGAACCTTGTCCGAAAGGATATACCAAGAATACAGCAGATGCAGCAGCAACAGGTGCAGAATATGCAACGCAGATCCAAGGACGCATACCAAGACGGTAGGAAAGTTCCCACTCACGTCCCATATAGGCATAGATACCGATGAGGAAGTGGAAGACTACCAGTTGGAAAGGTCCACCGTTGTAGAGCCACTCATCTAGGGAAGCAGCTTCCCAGATGGGGTAAAAATGCAGTCCAATAGCATTGGACGAAGGAACTACAGCACCAGAGATGATGTTGTTTCCGTACATAAGTGAACCAGCAACAGGTTCACGAATACCATCAATGTCCACCGGAGGTGCGGCAATGAAGGCAACGATGAAACATACAGTTGCAGCAAGCAGTGTAGGAATCATCAGAGTTCCGAACCAACCAACATAGAGGCGGTTGTCCGTTGAAGTAACCCACTGGCAGAATTGTTCCCAGGAGTTAGTAGATTGTCTTTGAGCAATAGTAGCAGTCATTTGTTTTAAAAGAGTAGTAATACCATTAGGGACATGGTGGTGATACTATTCCCCCGCCACCCTCAGGCGGGATATGAGAGACTGTGTTTAACCTCCCCATAGGTCTCGGTTAGGTAGAGGACAACATTAAGGATTTGTTACATTCTTTAACTTGTTGATGTATTTATCATAACACTGTTAGGAAATCCTGTCAATAGGTAAGACGACTTAATTTGAATAAATATTTTAAATTGCTTTCCCAAAATGACGCGGGAATGGAACACTCCAGTTAGAGAGCCTTGGAATCCCGTCATCAAAAAATGCCTTGATGCTATTGATGAACATATCAAAAACTATATAAAAACAGAAGATGAATGGCACTTATCACAAGCAGAAATATTAAGAAAGTATGTCAAAGATTTGAAAGTCTGGATTCATAAGCAAGAAGGAAGATGAAACTCAATCTAAACAAACTTATTTTTATCGTTTGTGCATCTGCAGTTGGATTTGTTGGAATTAATTTTATTTCTTGCAACTTTATGTTTCCAGGTTCAATCAATGCAGCAAATGCACTGGGAAAATTAAAAAATCCTCCTCCCTTAGATTGCAAAGAATCTGAGAGAAGAGGATATGAAACTTTGTTAGCAATTCTAACAACAGTAATTGCCTTAAGAACGAAAGTAGAAGATTAAGAAACCCAGAGTTTTCCTTCTGCTTTTCTTCTTCTAAGTAGTCCTGCTTCAACTTTACTTCCAGGATTACAATATAGTTCTAATGTTTTTGGGATTGTTGTCCAATTTTTCTCACGTAAATGGCGAGAGATAGTGCTGAAATTATTTGAATTGTAAAACCCAGCACCGAGATTGTAAGCAAAGGATAAAAGTGCTCCGTGTTGATTGTCATTCATCTCACCCCAATAAGGGATTTTTTGTAATGAGGGAAGAAGTTTATTTTCAAGATCAAAAATTAAAAGTTTATCTGCGTATTCTTGAGTGATTTTTCTACCAAGTTTAAAGGGTTTTCCATCAAAATCTTTAGTGCTTCCCCACCCAATTGTAATAGGAAGATATCCTGTTAATGGATCTGGATAGGCATTTAAATGGCATCCCTCAAATTCTTTAATTAAATTAACACCACATTGAGGGATTTTTGATTGTGATGTCGATTCTACTTTTTTACGTCAAAGATTCTTCCCCATCCAGACTTTGGACCATCAGGAGTCCAACGACGGGTGAGATCAGACTTTTTATAAACAGCACCTTTTCCATTAGTTACAGCACCAGTATAACCATCATTGAGACTTCCGTAAGGATCATTCACCACATAATCACCTGATGGCGTCTTACCAATCACTACAACCATATGCCCACCAGTAGGAGCAGATAAAGAGCCCCTGTGGAGGATACCAATAACAACAGGTCTCCCAACAGCAAGCTCACGATCAATGTCAGCAAAAGAAAGGCTGTAATTAAATGATGACTGAATACCATAAGATGCCAAAACACGGGTTTGAACCAAGTGATCAGTAGAATCTCCAATTGCAAAAACTTTTTGAACATAGGCATCATCGCCCTTTGCTCCTTTGAGTGTTCCTGGTTTAAAGTATTCTAAACACATAGCACAAGAAGATGAATTACAGGTGCGATTTGCATCTCTATAATTATCTGTTTGTGGATAAAACGGTACAGACAGAATATTTGTTTTTGGTACTTCTGGTTTTGATCTAAAAATCTTCACCCACTCCGATTCATCTTGAATTAAGTCTTGTGCTTTTAGAAGCAAATCCTTTTCAAATTTTTCCACAGCAGCAACGTGCCTTGGATTCTTTTCATCGTAATGCTTAAAAAAGTTATGAAGATCTATTAACATATATTTGAAACAACTCTGCGTTTTATTTATGAAAAAAGGAGGGGTTTATTCCTCCTTTTATTTCACCAAATTCCTGGCACTATCTGACCAGTTGTAAGATAAGTGCCAACGGCAATAACAAATCCCAACATTGCCAGTCTTCCATTTAGTTTTTCGTTTTGTTCAGTCCATCCGAATTTCATTAGTTTTCTCCTCTTTTAGTAA